TGAGGGTCTGCATTTGATGCAACGTTCAAAGGTAAGGTATACCGACCCAATTAGACTGCGAGGTTCGCAATAGTCTAATCTACCACACAACTAGTTTTATTACTAGTTGCGTAGTCCGGGCTGTTTAAATCTGGACTTTCCTCGCTCACCGTCAGCGTTTAAATAGGAGTTATGAACCTATTATGGACAAGCGGTCATTAATGCGTAGCGTTAATGTTCTTAGTATTTTTGTATAGTTATAATTTTAAAAAGGAGAATAACATGAAACCGAACAAATTACTGGGTTATGAGGGCAGATGTTATACTAGTTGTTATAACTGGACATCTAAGACGTTAAAAGAGGTGTCCCTACGTAAAGGGGACCTTAGACGACATAGAATGTTTTATTTTAAAAAATATTACAATTATATTCGTCGCACTTGTGGGTATCGTCCATCCATTGCAATAGAGCCACGCTTATTCAACAGGGTTAAAAAGAGTAAGTACGGGCGCTATCTGATGCCAAAACCGTTGGTTGAAAAATCCCAATTTGATATTTACTTACGCAGAGCTACCACTACATTGAGTAGACCCGTACAGATTAGAGTAAATATGAGAGATCTTTCTAAAGCTGCGGTTCGAGTCCTAGGCTACTTAAAGTTTAAAACTCTTAAACCAACAAGTTTAAAATTTGCTAGCACGTTACTTAATATGAGTGCTTCAAGTGGCTTTCCGTTTATTGGGCGAAAGGGTGCCAACTTAGAAAAGATTCGTAAAATGGCTAAGGTTATGTCAGAAAAGAGACTAACTGGTAATTTTAAGTACTTTCCTAATTTATGTGCTTTTAGGCTACAACAGAGAGGTAAATTTCCGAAGTTTAGCATGAAAACGCGTGTAATGTATCCTTATCCTGGGGCAATTACTTTATTAGAACAGCAATTTCTATTTCCTGTTATTACTAATTTTGCAAAGCAAAAAGGTAATACATTCTATACTTTAGGTATGACTGGTGGTGATATGACTAACTGGTTGAAAAATAGAAAAAGTTTTGATCCTAAGAAAAAGAAAATTGTTTCTGTGGATTTGAGTGCGTTTGACCAAAATACGTGTAATGAATTAAGCGCTTCAGCATTTTGGGTTGTCAAACGACTTTTTAAATTAACAAAGGAACAGACAGAATTATTCTGCAATTTAATGTTACATACACTTTGTTCTTATCACGCTATGCGTTATAAATCAAAGCCACATATGTTTATTAAAGATCACGGTATTCCGTCTGGTTCTTCATTTACAAATTTAATCGGTACTATTGTTCATGCTATTATCATGGAATATGCTAATCCGGGTATCCTAAGTGAAGGAAATACTTTATTATGTTCCGATGATAACATTACTTTAATGACGACTGAAGAAGAAAAACGCCTTTACGAAACTTATTCCGCATTTGGCTATACGGTACAGCCTGAAAAAAGCGATGTTTTCAAAAGTTGGAGAAAGGTATCTTTCTTAGGTTATGATTGGATTGATTTTCTTCGAAATATTAATCTACCCCTTGGAGTTAATCAGATGGTATATCATTCACAGTTTTTAGTTGAGCTCGACGCCTACGAAAGAGAGTTAGCGCGTTCAGCCTCTATTTTACTTACTGGTGTTAATGGACAGTACGCATTTCGGCAGCTATTCCCCGAAGTCGTGAGTGATATTGAGCGTGGAAAAGATGTAAGATATATGTATCTTCATGGGTATTCAAACCCAGTCACCAATCCGTCGGTGATTAATAAAGTTAGTCCAAAAATGAGAAATACAGTAAGCTTATCTCTTAAAGAACACTTGACCCTTGGTCACTTTATTAGATAGTATTTTTGGGCATGTA